ACCGGTGGGGGCGGAGGCGCAGGCACAGGTTGAGGTGGCGGCTCTACCGGTATTGGAGGCGGAGGAGGTGCCACTGGCTCTGGTTGAAGAACCGGTGGGGGAACTTTCACAGGAGGCGTCGGTGGCGGAGTTACTAACTCCGGCAGAGCGGCCGGCGCAATTTCAAAATCAGGCTCGAGTTCGTTTATAGGTCGAGGCGGTAACGGTGGTGGCATCACGGGTTCTGGCATTGGACCAGGCGCAACTTCCATAGGTGGTGGAGGCGGAGGTAAAGGTAACTCCGAAGGCATAGGAATGTTTAACTCAGCCGGTAGCTGAATATTAGACAAATCTATTTGTGACAAATCTGGAATTGATGGTAAAGCCGCAGGAGGTGGCGCTACAGGCGTAGGTAAAGGAGCAGGCGCAGGGTTTGCCATACCAATTTGAGCTAACATCTCAGGCGTTAACTGAAACCCTCCAAAATTTAATTTGACCATTACAAAACTCCTTCAAAACGCTGTTTACGCGCTATCGGGCTAAAGCCTTTAATGGCCCCACCTTTGGCTTTCTTAACCACCTTGTTGCGCCTAGTTTTCTTTTTCGACTTACCTGCCGTCGAAAGGGCAATAGCAACCGCTTGACGTTGGGGATAGCCCTCGTCCATCAACTTCTTGACGTTTGCACTAACCGTCTTATCACTACTGCCCTTCTTTAACGGCATGTTAGCAACCCATAAAGTCGGTGCCTTTGATGGCAGCTCCTGCACCGCGCATTTTCATCTTGCGCTGCTTGTCGCCTGCCATAGGCGGCTTTGCTGTTTTACCATAGGGAACTCGCCCTTGGCCTTTAATATCCGCATATTCCACCGCTTTGGGTGATTTGCCGGGAGCGGAGCCCTGATATTTTACTTTACCTTTCATTTTAACCTCCGGGTCTGCTAAATACACTGCTTGTTGGTGTGCTGCTCAACAAATAAGGATTTTCTTCTTCTTGTTGCTGCAACGGATCGCTCATGAGAGAACCCAAGCCTTGAGCAGCCCCCGTCATAGTGGGTGCTTGATAGGCTTGTAACTCAGGCGATACAAAATTTTGATACGCTTGTTGTCCGCCAGCCGGTGGTGGCGGGTTAGACGTGAATGCGCCTGCAATATTACCCATAGATAGATTTTGCGCTGGTGAGGTCACACCGCTTGTGTCAATAGGCGCAATATTAATGTTGCCGGGAACTCCGGGTACTACGGGCGCAGGTTGAAAAGGATCAGGCACAACAGGGTTTGGCTGGACAGGTGTTGTTACAACAGGGTCTGGCATAGGCGTTGTCGGGATAGCGGGAGTGCCACTGCCTGTATAAACGTCTCCAATAGTGTTCGTCGGAGCCTCATAACCCGCGCCAGCTAACGCATCCGCACCCGGCGTAACCGTAACGTTTTGTCGATTCCCAAAAATACCCCAATCAATTTCAGGGGCGTCTTCCCAGAGAGGGGTAGGGGTGACAGGGCCTTCTGTTACAGGTGCGCTAGTAGGCTGTGCAACGTCACCAATAGCCGCTGTAGCATCAGCCGCTGCTTGGTTTAGATCACCTTGCGTGTTGGCTTGATTTTGTGCGCCGTACTGCTTGTTCGGGTCGTACTGCCCATAATTATCTGAACTTAATGCGGTCAAAACACTCATGCGGTCGCTGTTGCCGCCGGGGAATAACATGTTCAACGTATCGGCACTGACCGTATTTTTACTACCAAACTGGTTGTCCAATACCTCAAATAAGTTACGCTGGGTATAAGGCATACCCAAGTAATCCATTAGTCCTGTGACATACTCGACTTGATTAGGCTCGAACGGCGAAAAGTCGTATTGATCGAGTTGGCCGTAGTATCGGTTTATTTCACCAGCTAACTCTTCCGGCATTTGACCAGAACTAATTGCCATCTGCTCCGCTGCCCGAAGCATACTGAGCTGCGTATCACTTAATTGATCGGCCTCGGCAGTTGCAGGCTCTAACCTTTCTGGATTAGGGTCCGCCACCGCAACTTCGCCACCTTCAGCAAAATTACGCGGATAAGCGTAGTTTAAACTTTTCTCCATCATTGTGGGGCACCTCCGTTGTTACGCTGCTTGAGCAGCTCGCGCTCCATCGCAGACTGAATACGCGCCTGTGTCTGACGTTCTTGCGAAGCCAACCGTTGATCGAATTGCTGCGAACGCATCGTTTGGTTCTGAGCCTCCAACTGAACACGTGCTTGGTCGATCTGATTGTCTGCTTGATCGGACTGTGCCTTGAGCTGAATCTCCTGTTCTTTGAGCTGTACCAGCGGATCGGGAGCGCCCTGACCAGAAAGCTGACCAGACAGTTCCTTAACCTGCTGCATACCTTCGGCAACAAACTGTGCCGTAAGCTGTTCGATCTGCAACATCTCGTCGTCGCTCGCAGGCTGACCTGTCTGCTGAACTTGCTGCAAATAAGCAACCGCCGCTTGTTCTCTTGCGGCTTGCTGTACGTGTTCCATCACATGCTTTTGCAACGCCATGGCCACAGGAGGCATCTGACCTACCATGGGTGACGTGCCAAACAACAAGTGAGCCATGATGTGCGCCTGATGGTTCTGACCCTCAAACGCTTTCAATGGCAACATATCCAACGCATTAATGTTCTCCTGCGCTGGATCAAGAGGCTCCGGAATCTCTGCCGGAATCGCCTTCATTAATCTGTCTACATCCGCAACACCCAACGCTTCATACATGTCACGGAACACTTCGTGCATGTTGTGAATTTCTGGTGCTTGGGTCGCGAGCTGTAGTTTAGTCTGCGCAAGCATAATGCGCTGCGCTTGGCTAAAGACATTCGGATTACTAACCGGGATAACATCCACACGGTCATCAAAGTCCTGTGCCATGATCCGTTGATCGCCACCGGGAACCGTGTACGGATACTCCTGTGGCAAGCTCTCAGACATCACACGCGCAAGAATCTTAAACTCCTGACGCATCGCATAGTGCAATCTCTTATGCACTGCGCTCATGACCCGTGAGCCTTGTTCCATCATTGCCATGGTTGTACCCACGGCTGCTTGTTCATTGCCCTCACCAACACGAAGGTCCGTGATCGTCGCAAAACGCTGACCGGCCTGTACTACAAAGCCCAACAAATTAAACAATGTTTGATCGGGGCCCTTAAACGGCAGCGGCATTAGGCTGTCACGAATAGCCCCTCCGGGTGCGTCCACGTCTCTGAACTCTCCGGGCTGCAACGGATCATCGTCATCCCTGATCCGTAGTCCGCGGGCCTTGAAACCCGCCGGGAGGTTGGACAACGTACCAGCGTCGATCAACTGTCGCAGTGCCGCCGTAGCGGTTCGTGACAAACCGCCAATGGTGTGAATCAACCCCAAACCATAGAACCCGAAGCCCGGTAGGAACTTGTAATGGGTGAAATATTGGATTTTCTTCTTAAGGGGATCGTCTTCGCGATAATTACGACGGATAGATAGAATCTGACCGTTATCTTCAGAGATGGTTACAATATACGGAATCCTAATTCCGGTAGGCTCGCCGTCTGAATCAAGGTCTTCGTAACCTTCTAAGTCAAGATCGGCATGTACTTCCAAGATTGTGCAATCATAGTCAATCTGACTAGGTTCAATGCCTTCAATCTTGTCGAGTTCTTCTGTTACCCCGTCCAAATCTTTCTGTGCAGGGATAACTTCAACATCTAAATATAGCCCCGCAATCTGTCGTTTGCGCAGATCATTAAGAGGCATACGCACAACTTGCGTAATGTTAGGGCATGTTTCGAGGTCCGCGGTCTCATAAGGAACAATCAAGTTCTCCGCAGGCACAAACTTGGATACAGCGCGTCCAAGCGTTTCATCGTAGTAAGTTTTCTTAAATGTTGAACCGGCCAGAGGCAAATAAAACAGCATCTGGTCCATATCTGGTGTGTACTCTTCCATCACATTCGTGATGTAGTAGTTCATAAATTGTTTTACGCGTTGCGCTTGAGCAACCTTTTCACGCGTTTCTGAACCCATGACGATAGTGCGTACAGGGCCTGTAGGTGGAAGAAGTTCATTAAACGCTTGAGCTTGGAACTGCGTTGCAGCCTCTGCCAAAAGCGGATGAGTGACGCCCGAAGCCCCTCTAAAAGGCTGCGTCCTTTCCTCATAAGTGAATCCAAGTAGTTCAAGACCGTGGCTATAAGCCTCTTCCCAGTCTTGGCGAGACGCCTTATTTGCATCAAATTCTCCTAATAGCTCAGAAGAAATACGTCCTAGTTCGCGGTCTGGTATTTCTTCCGCAAGGTTCATGTAGAAGTCATTGCTTTTACCGCGCTGATCTTGCGGATCAAAATCAATAACGACTCCGCCATCATCTTCCGGCGTAACCTCAATCGAACCAACGTCTTCAGCATTAATCATTGCCATTACGTCGTTCTGAGAGTCAGGAAGCTCCAGCTCAATTTCTGCTTTCAAATCTTCTTCGTCGAGCTGCGATGGAACATTTCGATCCATCATTCCTGCATTTGGTTTACCGTTTGCCATGACCACTCCTAATGATCTGGTAGGAAGTATCCGTAGCTGTCACGAGGGAAATAAACGTCAGGTCCGCCTTCGGGACTGCTAAAACCTCTCTCGCTACGCTTCCTACCTAATATTACACTTAACTGGGCATATATCGTACTGTCTACCATTTGCGCCAGTTGTGCGGGCGTTGCATTCATACCCGCTTTCCTAAATATATCTACGCCAACTGCGTTGTTCCGTCTATCCATCGCGTTATGTAAGCGATTACCAAAGTGGTATGTCTCACGGAAATCTCCAGCCGCAAGCGCCGTTTCCGGTCCATACTCGCGAGCCATCAACGCTGAACCCAACATGTGGCTTCGTACATCACGAAGCTCTTGCGGTGTCGGCATATCTTCACGACCGGGCGGACGATCCATGCGTGTTGGTCCACTCAAAGGATCAACGTTTGGATCAGGATAGCCGTAGTCGGTTGCTAATGTTTCATAAAAGGTCGGCCCCTCCGGATAAAATACGTCCCGCATTTCTGCGTTAGATTGACCGGAGGAGCTTATCTGATTCGATTGTGCGGAGTTCAAAGGGAGGGGAACTCCAGAAGAGGGAGAAGTGAACAACGAATCAGAAAATACCCTCATTAATCCTTTTTCAGGATACTGAGGTTCGCGGTCCGCGGTTTCTTGTGCGGAAACACGCTCAATAAATTTTGAGCTTTCGGCCTTTGAAGGCACGTCCTCTTCTTCAATAAACTGTTGGGAATAATCATTGTTCTGCGGGGGAATTACTTCTTCTTCAGGCATCACGCCATAGTTAGGACTTCCCATTGCAGTATTACCAAGGTACTCTTGCATAAGCTCAACCGTGGCACCGCCGTCTTGCATATAACGAACGTGACCGCCTGCACCGAGGTTCACTGCCGATTTATACATGCGCAGACCTTCCCATTAAAATTAGTAATACGCTCTCACTTTAACAGAGTTTTCATCATCTTCCCAGTCATCAGTTGGCAACTGCACAAAATTTCCTTGACGATAGCGCATTAACGCTTGCGTCATACTATCGACCAAATCGTCATGCTCGCCATTCGGAAACGCAGCAACCTCCTCTATCATCTCGTCTGCCCAACTTGAATCGGGGGCCCAAACCATTCCAGCCTCAAACAAGGGCGACACACTGTGTACTCTGGATACCTTATCATTACCCCGACTAGGTGTAAAATTAACTACAGGTATCCCCATGTTCCTTAATTCATGTGTCAACGGCATACCGCTCGCCTTGGCTTCAATAATAACAGTGTCAGGCTCCCAGAATTGATAGCTTTCTAATGCAACCTGTTTCAATTCAGGAAAATCCCATCTTCCTTTCTTGCTGTCCAGTAAAATTAAATTCGGACCACTCCCGCCCTCATTGGGATAAAACACACCCCAAGTCGTAATCGCACTATAGTCTGACGTTTCACGCTTACTAAATGCCGTATCGTAACTCTGGATCACATACTCAAGCTGGGGAACCTTCTCCTTCTCCCAACAACGCCACCACTCACGCTTGATAATAGCGTTCTCTTCACCCGTAGGATTTTGCTGATACTGCGCGTTCCACTTAGACGGCGGAATAGAGGCGCGGACCGCGGTCAAATCTTCAATCGACCAAAATTCTGGCCAACACGGAGTCCCATCGTCAAAAATTGCAGGTAATTCAATGACTTCCCACTGATCGGC